GGATTCGCTCGAAGCCTGAGTTTCTGCGTCGATCCTGTACTCTCTTGGATCGAAACAAAAACTGGGACATTGTCAAAGTTATTGACGTATCCCTGCCAGGCTCCATGGCTACTTTGCGTCGTCTGGCGCATAATGTAGCCATATTTGAGCGCCAGGCTGTCATTCTGGAGTGCGGAGATGTTATGAATAACATCTCCTGTATTTGCAAACCAGTCTGCAGCCCAGGTCCAAGGCGATGCGTTCCACAGGACCTCGGGTGTGATGCGAGTGCCATAAAGCTTGTTGGCCTCCGCATCCCACTGGTCAAGTCTATCCATCAGGTTCTCTGGTGGACTAGGCATGACGTATGAGTAAGCACCCTTGAACCAAGTCTTAGTTTCTGACTCGGTCCAAATGGTGTATCCTGTAGGACTTGGTGGACCCACTGAAGGGCCACCCGCCTGCATCCAAGCATCGAGCTGTCGACCGTCACACATAAATGGCGGCACGAAGCCCCACATGGGGCCGGTCGGCTCGGACTTGGACGTCTCTGTCGGGAAGTGATAACTCCGTCGAACGGAGTTAGTTGGTCCCGAATCCCTGTACAGTTGCCGTAGGCCTTCGTTAGAAGTCCTAACACTTCGCAAGAACTTGCGAAGATCACTGACGAGCGGTTTCCACCCGAACTGATAGTTTAGGTATTCACCGCCACCGGACCGAATGGCCCGGGAAGCTGCTGTTCTGTCGAGTCGTAGGATATTTTCCACGAACTCACGAAACACCAACTTCGGCATGCCCTGACGGGCTTCGCCTACTGCAGTGGCAACTGACAAGGACGGATTGGTTGGGATAGTGCGACTGATAGCAGTAGCCCCATCGCGAACCACAGACTCGAATGAGTCAGGTTTCGCAGGAATGGGGAGGCTATGCGGCACACCACCCGAGCCGTTGGATGAAGTATGTATTGTACCTTCGTACAATACCCCGAGACCGCGCGCTTGAACTTGCGCAGTCCCGGACCGAATCCAACTCTGGTTACACCAGAACGGGCCACCAACATCACCACCACTTCGACCTGAAGGCCAATTGGGGTGATCGAATGAGATGATCTCACCGTGCTCTACATACTGTAGAGGCTGCAGGGTTCTCCACTCGCCGGCTTGATACCAGCGACCAGATCCCACCTCGCGGCGTACGGATCGAGATCTACTCTCAGTCATTTCCAGAGATCCTTCCATCGGATAGTGTCTCTCGCTTTGAGAGAAACGCTGTATTAGAGCGTCGGAGGGGCCCATCTGGG